CATCATATTTAGTTGACAAAATTAACTGTATAGTTTAAAATAGCATAAGGAAAGATATAATGAAAATAAATTATTTGAACAATAAAGACATTTTAGAAGAGATACATCGCAGTAAAAATTCATTTAGTTCTTATACACAACCAGAATTTCATCAATACGATATTATTTTACCAACTGTAGAAAAGATCAATATTCGTACTGTTGCAGAGGCTAAACGTGCTAAAGCAAAACGATTAGGGGATGCTGAATATCATCGACGTAAAGCAGCCGGTGAAAAAGTCAAACAAGTAGACACAGAAGTCGATTATAAAAAAATAGCAAAGACTGATGTAATTTTTAGAATCATGACCTATGAGCATATTCCTGCAAATTCTACTAGAAAACGCAATCCAAAGAGTGAAGCAGATAAAAGAGATCGAGTAAATTTTCCGGCGTTCCAGCATTGGAAATTCGATGAAAATGATCAATTAATATGTGTGGGCAAAAGTCATTGGCAAGGCGCATTAGACACTGGGCATTTTAATAAAGATCACGGACAAATTACACCCACATTGGCACGTATGTTTTTGAAACTGTGTGAACGTTATGCCACTCGCGGCAATGTGCGTGGTTATACTTACAACGATGAAATGCGTGGACAGGCTATTTTGCAATTGACGCAGATCGGCCTACAGTTTGACGAATCAAAATCAAACAATCCGTTTGCCTATTACACTGCTGCCGTAACTAACAGTTTTGTTCGAGTTATTAATATTGAAAAACGTAATCAAAGTATTCGTGATGATATTTTAGAAATAAACGGAATGAATCCTAGTTATTCAAGAACTGGGGCCGGTGAACACGCTGCTGCTATCAAACGATTTGACGAAACAACCGATTGATCTCTGTTGGTCATTGTTGTATAATAGCAAAAAGGAATTTACATTGAGCAATCTTTTTAAAAAAGTAGCGTGTTTTACAGACATACATTTTGGTCTTAAAAGCAATTCATCAGTCCACAATCAAGATTGTGAGGACTTTGTTGATTGGTATATACAAAAAGCCAAGGAGCAAGGATGTGACACAGGTATTTTTATGGGCGATTGGCATCACAACCGCAATAGTCTTAATATTACAACTATGGACTACTCCCTTCGAGCACTGGAAAAACTCGGACAGGCTTTTGATCAGTTTTATTTCTTTCCTGGTAATCATGATCTTTACTATAAAGATAAGCGTGATATCCACTCTGTAGAATTTGGCAAATATATTCCTGGCATCACTGTGGTGCATAAACCTATGACTCAAGGCGATGTTACACTGTGTCCTTGGCTTGTTGGAGAAGAATGGCGACATATTGGCAAGAAGGGTGGCAAGTATATCTTTGGACATTTTGAATTGCCCAGTTTCTATATGAACGCCATGGTGCAGATGCCGGATCATGGAGAAATAAATCTTGAAAGTTTCAAAGGTTATGAATTAGGGTTCAGTGGACATTTTCATAAACGTCAACAACAACGTAATATGATCTATATTGGCAATGCATTTCCTCACAACTATGCAGATGCATGGGACGACGAACGTGGTATGATGATATTAGAGTGGGGTGGACAACCAGAATATATCAATTGGCCTGACTGTCCTAAATTTAGAACTATCAAACTAAGTCAACTTATTGATCAAGCAGACAATTTGTTAAGCAGTAAGATGCATCTTCGAGTTACATTAGATATTGATATCAGTTACGAAGAAGCCAGTTTTATCAAAGAAAAATTTGTTAATGATTACGACATTAGAGAACTTACACTTATTCCAGAAAAGAAAGAAGTTGAGATGAACACTAGCATTGATGTTCAAAGTTTTGAAAGTGTTGATCAAATTGTTAGTAAACAATTGATAAACATAGAAAGTGATACTTTTGATACCAAAGTACTATTGAGTGTATATAATAATTTATGATTCGTATAAAAGATCTAACTGTAAAAAATTTCATGAGTGTGGGTAATCAGACTCAGGCTGTAAACTTTGATCGAGAACAACTGACATTGGTACTAGGTGAAAACTTAGATCAAGGCGGCGACGACAGCGGCAGTCGCAATGGAACTGGTAAAACTACCATTGTAAATGCATTAAGTTTTGCATTGTATGGTCAGGCACTAACTAATATCAAAAAAGATAATTTAATCAACAAAATCAACAACAAAAACATGTTGGTCACGTTGACATTTAACAAAGACGGTGTTGATTATCGTGTAGAGCGTGGGCGTAAACCCAACGTTATGAAATTTTTTGTTAATAATCAAGAGCAGGCATCTGAATCATCTGACGACAGTCAAGGCGACATGCGAGAAACTCAGAAAGATCTAGACGAATTGTTGGGTATGAGTCATACCATGTTTCGACATATACTGGCTTTAAACACATATACCGAACCGTTTCTGTCGATGAAAACCAACGAGCAGAGAGAAATTATCGAACAACTGTTAGGCATTACTCTACTCAGTGAGAAAGCAGAATCTCTTAAAGAACAAATACGCATTAGTAAAGACAGTATCTATCAAGAAAATGCTGATATCGAGGCTGCTAAAAAATCAAATGAAAAAATTCAGATCAGCATTACTGGTTTAGAAACCAGACAAAAAGCATGGTATAGTCAACAGAAAGACGATTGTGCAAAAATTATACAGAGTATTGCCGAACTGCAGAGTGTAGACATTGAAAAAGAATTAGAACAACATGCTAAACTTAAAGTTTATGATGAGCAGAGTGCTAAGATTAAGAGTCTTAACAAAGAAAAAGCCACATTAGAAACAGCAGTAGTTCAAGCAGATAAGTCTGTAAACAAATATTCTAAAGAAGTTGAACAGTTAAAGAATAAGACATGCCCGGCATGTGAACAAGAACTGCACACGCACAAGCATGAAGAAATGACTGCTGGTGCTGAAAAGAACTTGATCGATGCACAAACTTATCTTGATAAAGTCAGCAACGATTATGCTGCCGTTGTTTTAGAGTTAGAGACTATTGGTGATATCAATGGTAGACCTAAAATATACTATGATTCGTTAGAAGCGGCATTGAAACATCAAAATAATCTTGCAAGTTTAGAATCAGCACTGTCTAGTAGACAAGTTGAAGTAGATCCTTATCAAGAACAAATTGATGATTTGAAACATACTGCTATTCAAGAGATCAATTGGGATAATATCAATGCCATTACCACATTGAAAGATCATCAAGAGTTTCTTTTAAAGTTATTAACCAGTAAAGACAGTTTTATTCGTAAGAAGATCATTGATCAAAATCTTGCCTATCTAAACAATCGGTTAACTTATTATCTTGACAAGATGGGATTACCGCATCAAGTTAATTTTCAAAACGATCTCAGTGTAGAAATTACACAGTTGGGTCAAGATTTAGATTTTGACAACCTAAGTAGAGGCGAACGCAATCGTTTAATTTTAGGATTGTCATGGAGTTTCCGTGATGTATGGGAAAGTCTATATCAAAATATCAACTTGTTGTTTATTGACGAATTAATCGACAATGGTTTAGATTCTGCAGGTGTTGAAAGTGCATTGAGTGTTTTGAAAAAGATGGCTCGAGAGCGCAACAAAAATATCTATCTAATCAGCCACAAAGACGAATTGATAGGTCGTGTTACTAATGTTCTCAAAGTTATCAAAGAAAACGGATACACTTCATACAGCAATGACATTGAAATAGTAGAATGACAGACAGTCACGACGAGTTATATCGAGCATTTCAACAATACTTTAAGTATAATCAAATTTGGGTCACTAGGGGAACCAAAAGAAGTGCTATGGATACTCGTTACTGGCTCAGTGAGATAAGAAAAATATGCAGTCAACGTCGTGTAGAAATACAAGATTGGCGGCATGAAAAAGATAAATTTAAGGCAATTCAAAAAGCAGAGCAGTCTGAAGATAAAGACACTAACTAGTTAATGTCATGGACTTATCAGAATGAAATTATCGAAACACTTCCCGAAGAGTGTATCGGATTTGTATATCTTATAACCAATGTCATCTCTGGCAGAAAATATATAGGCAAAAAACTTGCAAAATTCTCTAAGACTACGGTTAAAACTGTAAAACTAAAGAACGGTACCAAGAAGAAAAAGAAGATTAGAAGCAAAGTCGACAGCGACTGGCGTGACTATTACGGAAGTAGTCCTAATCTTCAAAAAGACATAGACGAATTAGGCAAAGAAAATTTCACAAGAGAAATCTTATATTACTGCAACTCAAAGGCGCAATGCTCTTACATCGAGGCCAGAGAACAATTCTCCCGTAAAGTATTAGAATCAGACGAGTATTACAACGGACACATACAGGTTCGTGTACATGGCTCACATATATTAAAATCTTAGGCTCATTTAATCTAACACCCAAGGTTGGCGGGCCAGTTCGTAATACCGCTGTGGAAAAACCGGGGAATAACCGGACACGTAACATATTGATGCACTCCCGTGGAGGTAATCCACTATGCTGAAAAATTGCAAGAGAGTCTAAGGGTTCGAACCATACGCCCAACGCATTGATATAGTATGAATGTTAGCATACGAAAAACCGTGCTATAAAAACTTAAACACTAGGAACGAGGTTTAAGACGCTGTAATAAGCGAGTCGATGTAGGTTGGGAAAGATCAGAGCCCATTAGCATTACGGTAAAACACCTATTTCCAACGTCTCGGCTGTGACAACTCACATGAAGACAAAAAGATGGAACCGTGCAAAACGGTTCCGTCTGACTGAAACAATCTACATGAATTTAAACTACTTCGTAGTTATTGTTCTAAGAATAATGTGTTGAGCGTTAGCGAAAACACAGACGAACTTAGTTCGTCTCATATAAATATGTACATGAAAGTCTATGAAATTTTATCAGAAACCACGACATTGCAAGAAGCACTGGCTAATGTGATTAAAACTGGATTCATGAAATATCAGGTAATGAAACCTAATGGTGTTTTAGATCCCAAGATCTTTAGATCGGCTAAAGGTGCTATTCAACACAAGTCACGATTTTACATGACTAAATCTCAAAGAGATGCTAAGATAGCCGCTAAACAACGTCAAGGTGCTGGCGGAGAAGCGCCGCTGATCAAAGGTGCCAAGGACAAAATCAGTCCTATTAAGAGAGCACCTAACGGTAAAATTTACACTATGGTAGACGGACAACGTCGATACTATTCAAGTTACGCTGACTACATTAGAAAAAGCAAAATCTGGGGACCCGGTGTTGCAGCCGCAAGCAAACGTACTGCCGCATTTTGGGAGAAATCTTGGGTAGGATCAACACTGTTGGGTCTTGGTGCCAACTTGGCTGTACCTATCTTAGAATGGCGCAGTGAAGTAGATGCCATTCATGCAGGATACGTTAATGGAGAATTTAGCAAAGAAGATGCTGAGTGGCAAATCAAGGACATTACAGATTTAACTATTGCCAAGTTTGTTACAATATTTTTAGGTCTAGGCGCAGCAAGATTAGTTGCTGCAAAATTTCCAATAGATAAAATACTGACATGGGTGTATGGAAAAATACCCGGGGGTTCTTGGATTGCCGCACTAGACAAACCTGCATTGACTTTGCTAGTTCAATCAGTGTTAATGAAACAACCTATAGTTGAGGATCTTGCTAGAGCAGCGTTGCGACTTATTTATGAATACACACCATATGAAGAATACAGTGATAATTTTTGGTATCAATTATTTCGAGTCACTGGTTATGAAATGGTCAACGGTGAATTAGACAAACAACGTATTGCTAGCACAGGATCCACCGCAGGTACCACTTCTGGGCAGACCAAACCACCAGTTGCTAAACCAGAAGATAACGACATTGATTTTGGGGTTCCTGGAACTGCCGATAGATTGATCAAGCAGTTTGGTCTAGACTAAAGCGGCAACTTGGTTTTTTGTATAGTTTCAATGTTGTCTTTGATTAAAGAACTTAACAACATCCTGTCTTCGTAAGAATATATGTGAAACAGTTCTTGTGCGGATACACCCCCACGCATATACCAACTGATTTTAAAAATTTCTTCTTTGATACCCTTGACAGTAGATTCTAGTCGCTCAACATATTTGCCTATGTCAGAGTTCGACATAGTCGTCATTTTCTTACGAAAAAACTTGCTTGATCCATGGTGATTTCCAAGTCAGCGGCAGTGCCGCAGTTACTACATTGAGATTTTACTGCGGGCAGTTTCCAATTTTTTCTATTGTTTTCTATACAATCTTTAATTTTTTCAAACAATTCTGATTCACTGTTGGTAATCCATTCTTTGATATAAGCCTGTTGATTGACCACAGCATCGGGAATTTCTACACTGTCGATACTTTGAATAAACACTTCAGTTTGCAGTGCGGCTATTTTGGTGTACAAATCGTTGACAGTTTTTTGATTTTCAGGGTTGTCAAAATTTTGTGCAGACTGGATCAACATTTTTTGCAGTGTGTAGTTTTCTAAATTAAAAGTGGTCATCTCTTTATAGGTTAAAGGTCTAATTTTTACTTTGACATCACCAAGATCCACAGTGTCATGAAACTCTACATGATTGAAATGATCATTTAACAAGCCTAGATCAATCTCATATTCATTTTCGGTACTGCAATTGCCACAGGTATGTTCAATAGTCATCATGTTGCCATATGTGGCAATCCTGATAGCAATCAATAGATGGTCTAAATCAACAGCATTTATTTGCCAGCCATCGGTAATGGTAGCACAACAACTTTGAATAACTTTCACTGTGGATTCACCGTTGAACAATGCATCGGGAGTTTTCAACAGAATTTCATCCATGCCGGTCATAGAATACACTGGGATCTGTGTAGGATCTCCTTCAACAACATCTGGTGCAGTATACAAACCTTTA